TGACGACCATTGTTAAACTGTTTTCTAAGTTTTAAAATATTTTCTACGTAAGTATAAAATCCAGTGTAGCTTAACGAATTAAATGTGATAATAAATGTTAAACTATGTTTGTTGCTATTTTGTAGGTAATCACAAACGTTCTTATATAATAGATTGAAGTCCATTCCGTTACGAATATATTCTGCTTGACTTCCCCAAGAATCTAAACTACAGTATAACATAAAATGGTCTATTGCATCTAGATCAGTTATTTCTTTTAAACTACTCATAAATTTTTCCCATTGGCCTTTGGGAGGACAACAGTTGCTGGTAATACTTAAATGTAGATCGTCTTTAGGATTATTCTTTACATAGTCAAACATACGGAATGTATTTTTGTCCATTAACGGCTCGCCACCAGTCATACGGAATGTATGTAGTGTTGGATATACCTGTGGTAACCATTCCCAGAATGCTAGCAAATATGGATTATCTGGACCATTATCTATGTTAAGACTTTTCATCCAATTAATATCGTTATGCCATCTATCTTTAAGGATAAACGCACCGTTATCTTGTATGTCTTTATGCCACGCGGTACTTAGGTGCGGGCTACAATAAGAGCATTTAAAATTGCAGGCTTGATTGAAGTTTACTTCAACATATCGAGGATTGGGATTTTCTACTAGCTGTGCTTCTTCTATAAGTCCAGACTCGTATACATCCTTACTGCGATAAGCACGATCGCTTAACTGTGTGCCACTATCTTCAATTTGCCAACAAAATTCACATTCTTTAGGACGTTCTCCTGCTAACATTAATTTGCGTTGTTCTTTTTTGTATTTGGTATTATGCAATGCACTAACGTCAATACGAACTTCTTCTAATGGAATTTGATGAGCACGGGGATGATAACAGCTATGTGTTTTTCCTGTAGGAATATGTATACTGACATTGTACCATTTAGCTAGACAAAAACTAGGACTTACTTTGTTTAATTCTTTATGAACAAACTCTGCATCGGCAAGATATCTAGACTCATATCTACCATTGATCTCTTTAAGTTCGTTGCCTTTTATATTACGATTGTATTCCACTGAACGTTTCCTGTAACCAATCAAAGTTGTTAATTTTCTTTAATGCATCGGTATTGTTTTTATTTTTTTCTCCGTATGCCCTGCCCATCTGCGCTCCCATAAAAGCATAGTATCCGTAGGGTGCATCATCATTTAAGGTGCACCAAGTATCTAATCGTTTTAATGTTTCTTCTTCGTATTGCCGCTCAATTACACGACTAGATAATTTGCAACATTCTCTAAATGCACTTCTCCAGGTGCTAAATGGATCTGTATTAAATACCGTAATGTTACTTACTTCTAGCATAGGTTTAAATTTTTTCGATATGCTTGTTGTCATATCTGCTGTGTCTGTATTCATTGTTAACGTTAAATTTCTAGGAAGAAGTTTTACTCCGCCGTTACCATATTCTAACCCGTTAACAGGATTTTGACTTTTCCATACGTGAACACAGTCAATATCATAACTAGACATTACTAAATCAAAATTAAAATCATCTTTTATAACAGCATCGCCGTCTACTATCCATATCATATCAGTGTTGCAAATAGAAGCTGCTTTTTTATGAGCTTGATGTATACCCTTAACACCGTGTACTCGTTTGGCCCGAGGGCACTTAGATAATAGTTTATTGTAGTTTTCGTCGGCGTTAGGTTCGTTATACGAAATAAACACTACGTCATACAACCGATGCTTAGATACTACGTCAGTGTGTTCTTTTTTCTCAATTAAGAATCTATGAGAAAATTCTCGTTGACTTATCGGAGATTGCTTTGAAAACAACATGAGACCATTTACAGTTATTTCTGTATTATTAAAGATATGTCTAAAGGTATGATTTGCTGTTCTATCGTGGTCATATTTTCCATCGTTGGGATCAAAATATAAATTAAAAATAGTATCATCTGTAACTTCTATTTCAGGCCATATTCCCCAAAACAAAGGTTGAGATTCTTCTTTTATAATGTCAAGGTATTGGTCGTATGAATTAAGAGCATATCTATTATATCGATAACAACTAGCAACTACTGGATGTTCTTTTTTATCAATCAAGTAGTGTCTATCAAATTCTCTTTTAGAAATAATTTTATTCTTAGAAAATAATGTTAGACCAGACAAATAACTTTCAGAGTTATTACACAGGTTTTTAAAAACGTGATTTTCTTTTCTGTCATATTCTGTAGCACCATCTCTTGGATCAAAATAAACATCAAAAATAGACTCGTTAATTATTTCAGTATTTGGCCACTGGCACCAAAACATTTCTTGTTTTTCTTGATTAAGTATTTCTAGATAATCTTCATAGGTATGAATTTTATAAACAGGATATTGATATTTGCTAACAACAATATTATATTCTTTTTTATCAACAGCATACTGATTATCAAACTCTTGTTTAGATAATGGTTTATATTTACTGCATAAAATTACTCCACTCAAATAAGATTCTTGACCGTTGCACAAATTTTTAAAAATATGATTTTCTCTACGATCGTAACTATTATGATGACTAAAATATAAGTCAAATATTGAGTGGTTTATTACCTTGACTTCTGGCCACACTAGCCAAAACATGTCGTCTGAAATTTGTTGATATTCTTCGTAAGAATCTATTGTGTAAACTTTATATTTTTTAGGAACACTTGCTAATAAATCTATTTCTTTTTTTTCTGTAAAAAATCTATGATAAAATTCTCGTTTAGAAACCAACGAATGTTTAGGAAATAAACAAATACCGTCGTGGTGGTCGCCGTTTTTAAAGATATGAACAATGTGTGAATTGTGAGTCGGAACTTTATAATTAAACTTAAAATTGTCATCTACTTCAACGTCGGCCCACACTGCCCAGAACATTTCAGTAGTCGACTGTTGTGCTGCATTTAGATACTCGTCGTAGGTATTGATATGAAACAGATCATAACTTTTAGGAGAACTAGCAACAATATCTATTTCTTTTTTTTCTGTAAAAAATCGATTATTAAATTCTCTTTGAGATATTTGTAGTATTTTAGGAAACAGACATATTCCATCATAGTGTTCATCATTTTTAAAAACGTGAACATACATATCGTCCCACTTGGTAGCTTTGTATTCTGTTAAATTAAAAGAGTCTTTTAGAATTATATCATCCCAAATTACCCAAAACATCTTAGTAAAGGATTTAGATTTAATATCGTCAAATGAGTTTATGTTAGATAATCGACGTGCAAGAGGATATCTAGACTTTATTTTTTCCCAGTCTATATCGTTGCCGTCGGCTTTAGAAACATAAAAAATATCATACATTAGCAGGCACCGGCATTTTAAAATAGGTGTCGTTTAAATTCATTGTTTCGTTATATAAATCTAAAGTAAATTTACTTTGTTGCTCATCTAACCAAGGCCAATCTAAGCCTAGTTGTTGTTTAAGTTTTGTTCCAAGGTCTTGTGCATCTTCTTCTACAAATGTATGGTTAACTTTTGTTTCATAGATTTCTCGCAGTATTTCAAAATCTCTAACGTCAACATAGTTCCAATCTGTGCAGTTGGTCATCCAGGTTCCCATACGAGCGCCAAGAACTGCATACTTTCCATTTTCTTCGTGTGCGCCAACTGTTGACCACATACGCAATCTGTGGATATTATGCCACCATATGCGTTCTTTAATTTCTTGTGGAGGAACTTTAACTCCGTCAAGCAGAGTCATTTTAACACCTTCGCGGAATCCTGCTCGCCATGCTTGAAATGGACTTCCTGTAATAATACTATCGCTAAAACTTAAAGGAAAATTCTTATAACCATCTTCCCAACAAAAATCTACTTGCCCTCTGTCGCTATCAGAATTTTCGTGAGTTTTCATATTTAGGACAAAATCTTTTTTCCAGATTTTTAATCCACCATTGCCATAGCGTAATCCATTAATGACGTTTCGGCCGCACCAACCGTAGACTTGAATTTTAGGATCACTCATATCTAAGTCAATGTTAAAAAATCTACTATCTACAATATTGTCAGCATCTACTGTAATAAACCAATCAGTGTCGCTGGCCTCGGCTGCTGCCTTGTGTGCGTGATCAGATCCTTTAACGCCGTGAATACGTTTTGCCCAAGGCACCTTTGAACATAAGTCTGCATAATGCAAATCTGCATTAGGCTCATCATAACTTAAAAAAACTACATCAAACTCAATTACTTTCATACGGCCTCAAATATATAACTTTTAAATAATCGTCGAGTGTAAACGCTAAATGAATCTTGTATATCTACATCGGTTACACTAACATCGGCAGCAGACAGATCGGCAACTTTAAAAGAAACAAATTTATAAATTATATTTGGATCATTATATGCAGTAATTAAAAAATCCATAGATGTTTCTCCGTCCCAAAATATCTGTCTTCCGGCGTTTCTAAAAGACTCCGATAATTTAAATTTTAACATTTTTTGACTACGATTGTAAAGAACTTCAACATCAAAATCATCGTTAACAGCCCACTGTTTGTCAATTACTCTATGAAGAATATCGTCTATTTTGTATAGAGATTTAACTTCTGCAATTTCCATTTTATTTGAATGAACATCTACAAAACAAGAAGTTAATTTTATTTTGTCTTCTAAAATTTGAATTGCTAACTCGCGTTCAATTGGTATTTTGTTAGTCTTGTTTGCAAATGCAGAAATCGGTCCTACACTTAAAACTTGTCCTGTATTAGGATCAAAAACAACACCGTAGTCAATGGGTTGAATTTCTATAGATTGAAACAAATCAATTATTTCTTCCATAATACTTCCTCCAGGATGTTTATCCATTCGTCTGTAATTAAATTTTTATCAACATAATGACATATGTTATGCTGTTGATAATTTCCAATTTTTAATTCTGCACGTTTGTTAAGATAAAATCCAACGTGATCTGTAACACTGTTTGCAGGCCAGGGCCAGTTTTGAACCATCGGTTTCATGTGAGAAACTCGAGGAAACTCTAAAGGATAAGAAATTTGATCTGAGATATCTAATAATTTTGCAGATAGGGCAAAGGCCTCGTCTGTTCCGACTACCTGAGGTCTAAAATTACTTAAGAACAAATTTTTAAACTCAATTGGATTTTTAATAATTTGGCGACCAAGTTCGAAAAATTCATTTGCAAGATTACTGTCTTTCTTAAAGAAAGTATAAAAACTATATAGATTAGGTAATTTATTCTTAGTAAAAGTTTCTCGATAGGCATTGCTAGTCACTAATTCGTCTCTATATGTATAAGACTTGTTAGCAACGTATAGCTCAGTGTTCTCAGTAAAATAGTCAATCCAATGACTGTAATCTCTTAAAAATAACATGTCAACATCAAGGCAAACCGTATGATCAAAAGGTGTCAATTTGTCCATCCAAGAACGGCCATCCCAGAATGTTTCTTGGTTCCACTCAATTACATGATCAAATACCCAAGGACTGTTAAAATTATCTAGTCCAGATTTATCATCAATTACAAGTGCTACTTGATCATATCCTTCTTTTTGAGTATTCTTAATACTCATTGCCAAAGCATATGCCATTTTTAAATAATTAAAATCTTTATGAGTTGATACAACTAATAGGTAGCCGAAATTCATACCAACTCCATTAGATTATCAAAATTTCTAATAATACTTTGTTTGTTCATTATGTGAACATCAGTGTCTTGTATTGCTGTAGCTATTTGTAATTCTGCTTTCATTGCTGAAATTAAAAATGTTAGTTTTTTACCATCAACTGAATATAATATATCTTTGTCAATTACAGTTAACAATGACGGTAATGAGTTTAATGTGTCGGTTTGAAACCCAGAAAGAATATGTTTTGCAATACTAAAAGCAATATCATTCCTATATTGCTTTGGATTGAACATATACAAATCAGCAAAATATTTGTAATTTGATTTAATAGTTTCGACTAGATCGAAAAATAATTTAGAATACAAATCTTTATTAAACATAACAGTAGTAGCCCAATATAAATGAATTCCAGTGTCTGAAATAAATTTATCGTGGTAGCCTAATCTGTCTGTTGAATTTATATCATTAGCGGCTGGTGCAAGTTTTACACTTTCAGCGGTATCCCAATATTGATTTAACCTGTTTGAAAAAATTAAAAAATCACTATCTATTAATAATGTTTTGTCATACGGAGACAAGTCGTAGGCATTTGATCTACTTGAATTTACAAAAGGAATTACTTTTTTTTCAAACCCATCGTGCAATATCCGTTGATTATCTGTTTTAGGTCTATCGATAACAATTATGCGTTCAAAGGTATTATTTGCTCTATCAATAATTTTAGATTCTGTCATCCAATCAACTGTAGATTGATCTGTAACTAAAGATACAGGAACATTTAAATTTTTCTTTGCCAATGACCCTGATAGCAAAGCCAGTTTTGCATAATCAATATCTCTATTATTATGTGCAAAAATTAAACACCCTTTTTTCATATGTTTAATAATGCCTCTACGCTTCTACTCTTTTTTAATTTTTCGTATTCTTGAAAATACTCGTGGCAAGCAGTAAAATATCTATCAAAAATTTCAGTTTTAAAATTTTCTAAATTTTCAATTAATATAGGATTACCATTTGAGTCAATTAGAGGAACATCTGCAGTTCTACCCATTGTTATTAACATTTCTACAAATGTTATAAGAGATTGGTCAATTTTAAATATGCCGCCAGACCAGCCCACTGTTAATTTTGCATCAATTTTTTCTTTGATTGTTTTATGCTGAATAGCAAATGTTTGCCGATAATTGGCAAATTCTAGAGCTTGTTGAAGTGGCTCGTTCATTGTTTCTCCTAATTAACATAGCAGTTTATTTAGTAGCTACGTTTCTAGGAGAAAAATTATTTTAACTTATTGGACCAATAGAAACTGTTGGTGATTCGACGCTGAAGACCCCTAGCCCTACAGGGTCTAAGGTTCCATATGCTTCTACTGTTTGAATTGCAATAGTTGTTGTTCCGTCAACAAGGTCTCCGGGTGGTGGAAACCCAGGATCAGTATAGTTATCGATCCATTCTACTCTAAATTCAAACCTTAGTGCAGTTCCTGCTACGTTATTAACCACATCAGGTACCCTTGCTGAAACTCTCCAGAAGTTAGCACCGTATGGGTAACTAGCAGTTTTACGCTGGTATTCTACAAACGAATTTGTTAAAGAATAAACATTTGATCCAAAATACTCAATTGTTCCGTTCGCGCCTGAAAGTAAATTTTGCCAGGCATAGTTCTGATCAAGTGGTGTAGCACCGACGTGTGTGCTTGTAAATTTTATTCTGCTGCCAGAATTAAAAAAGTATCTAGCAGCGTTAGCTGTTGAAAACGTAACTGTTATAGTAGATGAAATTCCAGAACTCCAGTAATTAGGTGGAGTCCAGGTATTTGATCTGCTACCCTTATTAGAATTTATCGATTGTGATGCTGTAAATAAATTAAATCTGTTAATAACTAAATCATCTACTCGAGATCCGTTTACTAATTTTGTATATTGAGTATAAGGATATTCTGTTGCACTAGATGCACTTAATGGTATGCTTGCGATAGTTTGAGAATTATTTACGATCCATCTACCTAATCCCCATGGATTATTTGCTAAAGCTGTTATAGTAGTAGTTCCTGTTCCATAGGAACCAGGATCATCGTTGTATCTTATTGTTACTGTAGTTACTGAACTTGTTAACACAGTAAATGTGCCATTGTAATTAACATTAGAATTACCAGCAATTATAAAATCTTGACCAACAGGCAATGCTTCTGGCTGCGGAGGTATTATAAATTCAACATTATATGTGTATCCGTCTATATTTAAACTTTTTGCAGATAAAGATGTAATAGTAATCGATATAGGCGCAGCTTCACCTGTAATAACCGTTCCGCCGGTTACTCCAGAGCCCGACACTGTCTGTCCTATTGCTATCATTCCTACAGATACAGAAGTTGATGTTAATGTTGTTCCAGAAATAGAACCGACAAACGAAGTAGCATCTTCGTCAGATCTAACTCTTTGATGCTCTGCAACCGTTGTTAATGTAAGATTTGATCCGGTTTGATGTCTGTATATATTATTAATATCTCTAACTAAAAACGTCCAATCTGCAACTCTAATTCTGTTAGCAGCAACTGATGCTGTTCCAGAACTAACTGCAACACTGTTTAAATTTTGTCCGTATCCGAAAGAAGGATCAGCAACTCCGGTAGCAGGATTAATATTTCCTGGTCCCATAATTGCAGCTAATCTAGATTGAATATAATTATAATCCGATGCTTGTATCTTCTTATTAACAGTCATTGTTACGCCTTAAGTTCTATATTTAGTAATTAAGAAACTGTAATAGAAGATAACGAATATGACGCAGGTGTCGGCACTGTAAATGTTCCAGAAGGTGTTAAATTTCCTGATGCAACTAGTTCTTCTACATTAAAAGTTAAAGTTCCGTCAACAGTATCGTTTGGCAAAGGATTTCCAGGCTGTCCTTGCGTAGGCTCAAAATATCCGTCAGTTAATGTTATTCTAAAATACAATATTTTTGCTCCGGACAACGAATTATCTGCAATGTCACATTTTATTTCAACCAGTATATTATTTGATGAATACGGTGTGCTTAGTGTAAAGCTATGTAGTTGTTTCCAAGAGTTGGTTAAATTATAAAAATTAGTTTCAGTTCCGGTGCTAGCTTTAAACGGTAAATTACCCATTGCTAATAACGCACTTGACCAAGCACCGTTCTGAGCAGTACCGGCGCCGCCGGTTCTAGTGCCCGATATTCTTATTTGGCCGCCGGAATTAAAAAAGAGCCTTGCATCTTCAGATGTAGAAAAAGTTACAGTTAGCTCACAGGTTGCCGAAGAAACCCAAGATGAAGTTGTTGAACTTTGAGCAACTGAACTTAATGCAAATTGACCTGTTCCAATATTAAATCGATTAGCATCTGCCGAGTCAGCAAGAGTGTTATAATTTGTATTAGGGTGGCCGGCACCGTAGTAAATAACATCGCCTGTATTGATAGTAACTACTGATGGAAGCAGTCCGTCTTGATGTAATTTAAGACTTACAATATCATATCGTAATTCGTCCCACTGTTGTTTAGTTACAGTATCTGTAACAGAGTTAACAGGCGAACTTTGATACGGTTGACCGTAGCCTCGTGTTGTTGTTCCTGTCCCTAATAATGCAATTACTTTTGCTCTAATAGCATTATATTCAGACGCTTTAATATTTTCGCCGATGGCCATTTTAAACCCTTAAAGAATAATTGCTTCTACTAGTTTTACATCAGAGTTTCCATTTGTTTCTAATGCTATAGCAAAAACATTTGCAAAATTTCCGTGTGCTGTCATTGCTGCACCACTTGGACCAGCAACTAAACGATCGCCTTTTTTAACTGCACCGTATACTTTACAAGGCACACGTCCTTTAAGAGCAATGTATGTTCCGCCTTCTAAATCCTTGTTCATCATAAACGCAGGGTTAGTAGACACTACACCGATTGCACGAGTATTAACATCTGCTGCGGTAACTTCTTTTTCGCCGCCGACCATCACAACTGTACCAGGCTCGTAGTCTTTATCTGCTAGATATTTTTCTGCCAGGTCAGCATAACGAGCTGCTGTTGCTGTGCCGTCAAATAAAACTGCAAATAAATTACCTGCAGAATCTCTTGACGCAATAGAAGTCCTATCACCGCTGACTGGAACAGCAGTTGATGCAGTTCTATAAGTTGCCCCAACTAATAATTCGTTTGCTCTGTCTGCAATACCTACAAATGCATCTGCATATATCTTACCGTCAGCGTCTCTTACAGGAACTGAGGATTTGTCAGATGAGCTTGGAACTGCTATGGACGGAGAGTATGACCCCAATTGGCTGGCAGAAGTTGCAGATCCTGTAACGTTACCAGATACGTTTCCAAATAATGTTCCTCTTAATATTGCACTAACATAACCAATTTCTTTTGTGTCACCGTTGACTAGAACAGTTACTCCGTCATCGGCCTTTAGTGTTCCAGAAACATTACCAGTTACGTCGCCTGTTACATCGCCTGTTACATTAGCATTAACATTAACAGCGTAAATATCATTCCATTTAAGTAGAGATGTTCCCAAGTCGTATGCACTTGTTGTTCCCGGAACTATTCCGGTGCTTCTAATTATTGCAATGTCTCGTTCGTCGGAAGTAGGTGTTACTGTAATTCTAAATGTTATCGGATTACCTAATTGATTTTCTAGATAAACTTGATCGCCTTCGACCCATATTCTTAAATCGTTTTGGTCTCCAACTGTAAATCCTGGATCTTTAAATGCAACTTCGTTATCAAAAGAAAGATTACCTTTTTGTAAATATTGATCTGCAGATACTCCGCCTAACTTGGCTGCATTTGATGCTGTTCCCCAATAGAAATGGTTGTCAGAAGTAACCCCTGTTGAGCTGTTAATTAAAGTAATACCTTTCTTAATTGTAATAAATGAAGAAGTATCGTTAATTGGATTTACTGCTGTGTTCAAGGTAAACTCATCTTGACTCACAACTGCAATTGTTTTTCCTCCAGAAATAACTTTAACAATAGAATGATTATTGTTAGACGTATCTTTTACCACGGCAGCTTCAACTGTGCTGGTTCCTAGCTCTGGACTTGCTACAGGACCTACTAGGACAAAGTCTGTTCCTGACCAAGTATATAACTGTTTAGCAGATGTATCCCACCAAAACTCACCTTGTTTTAATCCAGTTGGAGCTGATGCTTTTGGCTCAGCACCGCTGGCCATTCTAAATCTAGCACCATCGTAGAATTTTAATCTTTCAGTAGAACTATCATACCATATTTGACCAGTAACTACTTTAGGCGGTGGAGTTGTATTTGCAAAATTCTCCATTAAGTGCAAGAAATTTTCATTCTGCACTTCACCGTAGCCGGCATAGTTCTTACCGATAAATCGTATATCGGTAGTTGTATCGATAGTTCCGTCTGCCACGGATACTAAAAACCCACCGTCAAAATTGTTTACTTGATACGCCATAATATTGTCCTAGTATAATATCCTAATATTTATTAGTTTTAAGCAACACTGAAAACCAACTTCCACTGCCCGCCTTCTTTTACATAAACTTTCTTAATATCTTTCCACTGCCCGCTGTCTTTTACATACAATTTTTGTATGTCACGCTGTTGTCCGCCATCTTTAACGTAGATTTTACTCATTTTAAATCTCCATTAATATTGATAAATTATGTCGCCGTTGTTACCAGTGGCGTTTGACGGTACACCGGCAGAAATTGATTGCACTGTTTTATTTCCAATTGATGTCCAGGCTAACATATCCCCTCCTGCTACAGTTAGAACTTGTCCAACAGTCCCTACCGGAAGGAATGTAGTAGTGTTAGGTGAAGACTGATATGGCAATGATCCTAAACTTCCGCCTGCAATATTAGACGCCCTGGTTGATAATGTTGCTAAATCTGCTAAATCAGCTGCCGCTGCTCTAGTTGCATTTGCAACAGATCCAACTATATTTCCAGCTGGCAAGTTAGTTAAATTATTTCCGCTACCTATAAATCCTGTAGCTGTTACACTACCAGCAACCGTTAAACTTGTTAATGTTCCAACTTCTGTTAGTGCAGACTGTGTAATATTCGATGCTAAAACACTGCCAGTTAATGTATTTGCTGCGGCAGGAACAGTAATATTTCCTGTTCCGTTAAAACTAACACCGTTAATAGTTCTTGCAGTTTCTAACTGTCTTGCAGATAACGATGTGCTGGCAAGATATCCGCCTACAATTTCGTCAGTAACAACGATCCTGCGAAACGTGCTTGTTCCTTCTGTAGCATTAACGTTACCAATTAAATCGCCTACAAAATTTGCTGTAATTGTTCCAGCTGAAAATCCGCCCGATGCATTTCTTGCAACTACTTTGCCCATTACGTTAGCAGATGTTGCATCTACAGCCCAGGTGTTTGCAAATGATCCATCAAAATCAGAACCAGTTAAATAGCTTCCTTTTATCAACTTATGAGTTGTAGAAGCTTTGATAGTTATATCGTTAGATCCGTTGAAAGACACACCGTTGATTTTTCTAGTAGTGGCTAAAGTCTGTGCCTGTTGTGCTACACCATTTAAATTTCCGCTGACAACAAAGGTGTTAGCTAGGTTAATACCGGCTACTAGAGAGTTAAATCCTACAACTGCTGTAGAAGAATTAATATCGAAAGACTCTTCTGAGCAGATTGCAATTACAAATCCGTTTACAGTTATTTTTATAACTGGTTTAATATTACTATTGCCATCTAATAATGTTGTAGACTCTGCTTTTGTCTTTCCGTATCCAGGAACTGATTCAGGTCCAATTAATGACCAACTTGTTCCTAACCAAACTTGTAGACTATTGTCTGTAGATCTTAGCCACAAGGTTCCATCAACCGGATCTAACGGTGCTGTTTCACTTATAATAGATGTGCCAACTGCTGACCAAACTGATCCATTCCACACATTTAATCTATTAACATCAGTGTCAAACCAAGTTTGTCCTACAATTGGTGACTTAGGAGGATTTTCATCAGCAAAATTTTCTAGTAGATATACAAAATTTTCATTCTGTATTTCTCCATACCCTACGTAATTTCGTCCTACTAATTTTAAGCTGGTAGTAGTATCAACAGTTCCGTCGTCAAGAACTAATAATTCTGCACCGCTAAATTTATTAATAATATAAGCCATTTTTTAACCTGCTCCTAATTCGATTATGGTGGTAAAACTGTGTCGCCCACGTGTGACCAGGCTCCACCTAGAATTTGGAATGTTTTAATAATTCTAGTTGTAGATACAGATTGCCCAGGAACAGTTGCAGTTCCTAACGCAACGTTTGTAACGGCCGGAGCAGTTCCAGACGGAGTATTAAATGTTGCCGTGCTCTGCGAAACTAATGGGCCAAGGTCAACTCCTGTTGACGAATTACTTAATAATGTGCATAAAATCTTAGCAAATGTTCCGTCACGGTAATTAACTACAGGGCCAATCATAGGCGGTGCAAGGTTATTTAAAATGTTAGTAACAATATAGGCATTTGGTTTACCGTCTGATAAATCCATACTGAATATAATAGTTCTTGATTCTATTGTTTCGTCAACATATTCCTTTGTAGCCGCATCCTGTTGATCTATTGGATCAGCCATTCCGGTGATTCTTGGATCTCCGAGTAACACTACATTACCGTTGCCGTCTGGTTCTATTTCGATATCTAGATTGCTTGACAATGTTGAAATTTTATTATCTTGAAATCTCATATATGCAGGATCGCCTGCAAGACCGGGTCCAACGTTAATAATTGTTTGCTTACCAAAAGATGTAACACCAGGAATACTAGTAATGCCTGATCCCAATGATGTTTCAGAAATAACCATTTGGCCGTTAATGGCAAAATATTTTGTTCCAACTAAATTTATATGATCGTTAATGTTCCACGATGTGCCTAAATTAGGAAGTGCTACACCGTTAGCATTCCATACTATAGTATGATCAGTGTCGCCTTTTAGTGTTAGGCCGCCACCGTCTGCTAATATATCAGTTGGACTACCAGACGTTGCAAGTTCTATGTTCTTATCTTCAATTGTCAACGTTGATGTATTAACCGTAGTTGTTGTTCCGTCTACAGTTAGGTTTCCAGAAATTACTAAGCTACCGCCAATGTTAACACTACTGTCTGAAAAAGTAGAATAAATGTCTACAGTTCTTGTATCTGCAGAAATTTTAATTGCGTCTTCTTGTGTTGTAAACTTTCTAACACTCAATGTTAAGTTTTTGTCAGACGCAGAGTTAGCTAAGAATACGTTACCATTTGTTACAAACAAGTTTGCTTGACCTGCTGACCCTGCTACTATACCAAGGTCTGTGTTAATACGAATCTGACCGTTAATCTCGTTTGATGTATCTTTACGAACATAGGTAGTTGCAATTGCGCCCCCTAGTTGTTCAGAGTTTGTACAAGTTACATTAAATTTAATTCCTGCTAAATTACCAGCATTAAATCCAGGAATAATATTTCCTGTAAACCCGCTGATAGCAACCTTAGGTGTAAAACTATCTTTGGCAAATATTCCTAACAAAATTCCGTTATTGTAAAAATATGTTACTACTCGTGTTTGGTTTAATGTATCTAAAATACTAGCTACTTTTAATCCGCTCAAGCCCTGGCTCGCAGAATATGCCGGTCCTAATAATATCGGAGTTGTTCCGTCATAAAAATATAATTGCCCGTCGACGTTGTTAAACCAAAGATCTCCTGTGGCTAATGTTGACGGTTGAGAGTTCGCAATAGTTGCAGAACTTACTGGTAAAAATTCAATCCCGGAATAAACTTTTAATTTCGATTCACTAGTATCGAACCATATTTGTCCTCTAATAGGATGTGTAGGAGCTGTGGTGCTTGAAAAATTTTCTAGCAGCTTAACAAAGTTTTCATTTAAAGCCTCACCAAATCCGCTGTAATTTTTTCCAATTAGTGTAATATCAGTAGAGACCTGGTCTATTTGACCATCTGCTACTGTTGCTACAACTGTTCCGTCTGTTTTATTAATCTGATATGCCATTTTTTATTAACCTAATTAGAATAGTGGTGGGCCTGATCTAATAATGTAGTTCAATGTTAGATAAGGGTTCATAACACCAACAGGCGTTGACAATGAAAATGTTGGGTCTGGTTTAAGAATACCACCAGACGATGTTAAGTATTGCGTTTGTCCCGGAGCAGTTGGACCTAAACCTGTAGTAGCCGGCGGATTAACTGCTGTGTCATTTTTCGTAATATAATACTGTGTTCCGGCATTTTTTAAATCGTGTTCGTGATTTGGTAAGTTGCCCAATGTAAGAGTAACAGAACTTTGTCCAGCATCTGCTCCTAGTTGTTGAGCTTTAGTATCAGGAACTCTACCGGCTGTGCCGCCGCCGCCATCTACATATCCACCAAGACCGTTAGGAACACTAATACCGTTATCCATATTATCACGACCTAATGGAAATCTTCCTCGCATATCGGGGAGCCTGTATGTTCCAACTCCGGCAAGCGGAGAACTTCCGTTATACACTGTACCTATGATATCATACAAATCAGGATACTTTGTTCTTTCAATTTCAGTACCATCGCATAATAAAAATCCATATGGTGCGTTAGTTCCAGCATAAGGAAGAATTGTTCCTATAGGAATACCCAGATCGCCGACAAAGGTATCTCGTGTTTCTTTTAATAAACCTAAACTTGTTCCAGTCTCTTCACTAGATCTGTAAACTAAAACATAATCGTTCTTTTTAGATCTGTTAGGAACTGGTTCGCTTTTAGATTTAATAATGTTTGATGTCAGTGACGTATTAAAAATCTTTGTATAGTTTCCAACTTGACCGTCAAATTGGATAGCTGGACTAATGACGTCTCCTGCTAACTGAAATGTTGTAACTTTCTTTAAACTTGCAGCTCGGTTAGCATCTCCACTGATGTCACCGTTTAAAATTCCTTGAATTTCATCAGCGATAACTGTTTTAGCACGAACAGTTTTCCAACGATGAGTTGTTGTTCCGCTATCGTGTGTATCAGTGATCTTAGGCTGTATTGCTGTCGTAATAGTTGTTCCAGTAACTGTAAGATCTGTGCCTACTAATAAATTTTTTGCAATAGCCACACCACCTGCAGTTCTAATACTGCCAGTGTTTAAGTTAGTGCTATCTGTTATAGAAGTAACAATTAAACTACCGTTAGTTTCGATATTTCCATCGACATCCAACGACTGTTCAGGACTTGATTTATTAATACCAATTTTATTATCAATTACTCGTAAAACTGTTGTAGGAATACCGTTTCTGTTTGTTTGCAAATCGATCGAACTACCAACAGAGCTATTATAAATCTTTGCTGCTGTGCTAGAAGTTGATAGGTTAAATGTTCCGTCAATACCTAACGTTACGCCGCTATTGCTTCTAACATTAATTCCGTATTCTGTTGTATTAGGTGCATCTGATCTTAAAAACTTTCCAGCTGCTACTTCCACTCCGGAAATATTTAATGCATCTGCCGTTGTGGCTGCGCCATATACCTTAGGAAGAAAGTCACCAACAAAGTTAGATAAATCATCTGTTGTGATAGGAACGTTGATATTAATACCCGATTTAATTGTTGTAAATCCAGTAATGCTTGTCTTAGGAGTAAAACTATCTTTACTAAAAATAATTACAGGAATGTCACCGATATAAAATAATAAAATGCTTCTTGAGATATTATCAGTGTCAG